TGGTATGCCCGTCAATATCCCTAGACAGGGAGCGGAACGGCCCACCGATGCTGCTAAAGCTAGAGGAGAAACTGATTGGATTCCTAACTTCCTGAGAGAATCAGAGAAGGTCTATTCACCGGGAGGGATGAAAGTAGATGACATTCCAGTCCCCAAGCATCCATCACGCCAGCGTCATCTTCTCAAAGAAGGGGATGAAACATCTCGCCCTTGGGATTACGAAACCACGAAAGAGAAGTTACCTGCTGGGACTAAAATTAGAGTAGGTAAAATTAAACCCCCCTACAAAGAAGGGGAAGGGCCACTAATAGGTCAAGCTGAAGAAGGTACTGTTTTTGAGGTAGATACGAGCAGCGGTTTTGAACTCTCAGGAAAGGGAGGGGAAGTTGTAGATGGGCGTAATAGGGAGGTTCATATTCTTGGACAAGAGGTTCGGGGGGTAACTGAACGAGACTCTCTAGGCAACATCTCACAACGGGCAGTCACGAATTCCGATTTACGAGTCGGCCTCCACGAGAATGTCCATGTGTTCCAGCTGCTGAATGAACGCTCCATTCCAGAAGTGGAGAGAGTTCTTCGTGACTTCGAGTTGGATGAAATGGATGCAATCTTCAGGAAAACTTCAAAGCCTGGAGAACCCATGACAACTGAAGAGTTGGAGTTCATGGCGGATGCCTTCACTAAATGGGCTAGAGAGGGGGTTTTACCGAAAGCGGATACCCCCATTGTTGAAGTGCTGTTCGCCAAAATGGGCCAAGAACTCAGAAAAGTCTACGACGGAGTAGAGAGAACAGTTCCGGATGGGGCCATTACTCCGGAGATGAAAGAGTTTTTCGGAATGCTGGTGAACCGTTCTGATGTTCAAGCCGTCATCGATGCTCTTCCCGACGAGTTCAATGCGATTTACCGAGATATGGCTATCGGAGGAACCAAGGGAACCGGGAAGACTGCCGTAGAAACTGAACTTAAAGAGTTTGAAGAAGGTTTGGCTAAAACCTACGGCAAAGATTGGGAGGATAATTACGCAAATCTCTCCCATTCAGATAAGACCAAGCTTGGTATGCGTCGAGCAGCCTTAGCTCGTCAGAAAGAAACTGCAGAGACAGCTGTTGAAGGGATTGCTGACCGAACTAAAGTACACGAACAAGCTAACTCCTCTCTTGAAAATCTTCATAGAACTTTAGATGAGAAATACCCAGATGGCTGGAGAGATGAAGACTTAACAATAGGAGAACACGATGCTCTGCTGACTGCTCGTAGTCAACTAGCTACTGCAGAAGAGGGAATCGGATTCAGTAGCAGACTAATGGAACCCGAAGGAGGGAGACCGGGTACTGGGTTCCCAGAAGCTGGAAGAGACCCGAATCTTCCCATCAATGTCGGGCGTTCCACTAGAGCGTTGGATAGCGTTGCTAATGCCGATGATGCTAAGGACCTTTGGGAACACCATGTCCGTTTACATAAAGACGAGATTGCTAATGCTAGACAGGAGAACAAGGAAGCTATAGATAACGAAACTATAGAGGCTTTTACCAACCTAGCGGCAGCAGCTAGACAAGGTAAAGGGTCTCTAAGTAGCTGGCTGAACAAGGCCAAGCTATTCAGTATTGAAAACGCAGCGAAAGTGAGAGCTGTTCGGAGCTATGCTTCTGACATTTTTGAGTCTGCTCAAGAAGCAGCCGCCAGAGTGGATGCCGCCAAGGAATCGGGGAAGGTGGACCAACTCGCTGTAGCAAACTTGCTGTATTACACAGGTTTGTTCGGCCCCCTTCGAGAAGCACTTGGAGAACTTGCTCATTCCGCAGGGCATACCTTGGCAGCGTTCAAGGAAGAACCCTTTGGAACTGTAATGGCACGAGCTACTGACGAGGAAACTGCTGCCAAGGCCATAGCAGAAGCTCAACAGTTCTTAACGAAACAGGGGCGGGGAGAAGACTTGGATGCTTACATTGAACGGCTAATGATTGCTATGAAAGAAGGGAAATTCTCCCTCTTTAGTGCCGTAGCCGTGGGACCTGGAGGGAAGCTCGACAATATCCTCGAAGTTTTCTACAACTCCCTATTGAGTGGGCCAAGAACTCAAGCGGTCAACTTCCTGTCCAACACAATTTGGGGGACCATGCTTCACCTTCAACGGAGAGGGGGCAGGGCCTTCATGCGGGGAGCGATGGGCAGAGATGACTTGTTCCCCAAGACTGTGGGGAATGTCGTAGGTCTCAGAAGAATCCTGAAGGACTCATTCAACATGATGAGAGTTGCTTGGCGAGAAGCCAGCCCTCAACTGGACCCAATGGGTCGGGCGATGTTTGACCGACAGCAGGGGGTCTTCCAGGGAATCAAAGATAGAAATTACGCATCTCGAATGGGTATGGGGCAAATGCCCGAACCCTTCAAATCCATGCTCAACTTCACCCTGAATACAATTTCCATTCGGGGATGGCCGACGAGAGCCTTGGGAGCTGGTGACGAATTCTTCAAGCAACTCCATCATCGTTTGATTGTGACGGAAGAATTGGGAATTCAAGCTGCCAAGAAATTCCCCGATGACCCTCAACGCATGGCGGAATGGATTGAGGATGAATTTCAAATCGTCATCGGGGACGGGAATCTGTTCACCAAACAGAACATCAAATATGCAGGACTCAAGGAAGCCTACAAGAAGGGCATGAACAAAAGTGCTGCTCGTAGGTACGCTGAAGAGTATTACCAGAGAACTTGGACGGAGGACAGAGGAGCCTTGGCTCAGAAGTCTCTGGAGTTCTCCAGACGAGCGACTTTCACGACTCCCAACGACCCAAGCGTGGGGCTTAATCCCATGTCGAGGGGTGTCCAGACAATCGGTAAGAAACTACAGGAGGTTACTTCTGAGATTCGTTACTTGCGTTTTGTCGCTCCCTTCATCAACACGCCCACCAACCTGTTGTCAGAAGCTTCCGACTTTATGCTGTCCCCCCTCTTCGATGGAGTCGTGCCTGGATATCAAGGATTGAAGAGAATCATTAAGGGTGGAGTGGACGAAGCTCTAGAAGCTACAGACGAAGCTGCCAAGGCTGATGCCTACGGGAGACTAGCGTTATCCTCCTCCTTCTTAACCCTCGTCTATCTGAAAGCTAATGCTGGAGAGATTACTGGCGGAGGTCCTACAGACCCGGCAGCTCTCCGCTTGCTCAGGGATGCCGGGTGGCAGCCCTATTCAATTAGGTTCGGGGACACCTATTACGGGTACGGCAGACTCGACCCCCTTGCTTCTGCTATGGGGATTGTTGCTGATGTTGCGGAGGGGATGAACGGTAACCCCTATACAGATGACCCGGAAGACGAGGGAATCAAAGCCCTCTTGACTGGAGCTTCGATGGCTGTATTTCGCAACCTATCCGAAAAGTCCTACCTATCCGGAATCATTAACTTAGCTTCTGCAATCGAGAACCCTGAATACTACGGTAGCTCCTTTGCTATGAACTTAGGTAGTGCCGCTGTTCCTAATCTATCTGCTCAGGTCGCTGGGCAGTTGGACCCGACGATGCGAGAGATGAGGAGCATCGTGGACAAGTGGAAGGACCGTATGCCCTACATTGGAGATGACTTGTTGCCCAAGAGAAACTTCATGGGCGAAGAGCTGAACAGAATCCAATACGCAGGAGGCCCTTTGCTTGGTCTGTTAATGCCCGTTCCTCACTCTGAAGTGTCTAATGATATTATCAAAAGAGAAGTTACCAAGTTCGGTGAGGTCATTGGGCCTCCAGAAGCTTTGAAGCATGGAGTGCTGGATTTGAGGGAGTACAAGAGAGGAGGACAGACCGCTTATGACCGCTATCAAGAACTCCAAGGCACGGTGAAGGTAAGGAATAAAACCATGAGACAATCTCTTGAAGGGTTGATTCTTTCCAGACAATACGGCCAAATGCCTGACTTCTCAGAAGATGGGTCTTCCAGCCCCAAAATGGAAGAGCTGCGGAAGACGGTTTCCAAATACCGCAAGACAGCGTGGAATACTCTTCTTAGAGAGTTTCCTGACCTGAAAGAAAACTATAGAATCACAAGATATAATCGGTCTGCAAGGCAACTTGGCAGAGCTGAAAAGTCCCTCATAGGACTAATTGATTAATGGCATATTCATATGTAATCCATACGGCTGACTCTGGAACAGTAGCTTCCAAGAAATTCAATATCCAGTTCAGTTCTGAACCTGGAGGGGCTGCCACCAGTAACAAGCCCTATATTTCCGCCACACACATTAAGACCAAGGTCAATGATGTGGAGAATACGGACTTCACCGTCGATGAAGACACGGCGATATCCACCCTGACCTTCGGGTCAAGCACGACTCTGCTTGTCGGGGACAATGTGCGGGTCTACCGCAGTACGCCCAATACCCTAGCTACCCGTTCCGTGGACTTTCAGGACGCTTCCCTGTTGTCGGAAGCCGACCTGGATACGGCGATTATTCAATCCCTGTTCACCAACCAGGAGTCCATCGACAATGATGATGCTTCCCTAAAGGAATCCCACGATGGTATCTGGGATGGCGAAAGCAAGCGGATGAAGAACATCGCCACGGCTATCGCCGCCAATGATGTTGTCACCAAGGACTATGTAGATACGCAAGCCATCTTCAATGGTGTTGCGGCTGCTCAAGCCTGGAAGTTCGGTCCTGCGAATGGAACGACTGAGAAGTTTGAACTGGTTGACCCGCTCCCCGGTGGACTTGCTAACGAGCTATACATCGTCGAAGTAGGCGGGACGCTACAAGCTCCCTCCTATGAGGGGGGTGAACCCATTAGAGACTTCAAGGTCTACGAGGACCAAGCTGCTGGCAAGTACTATCTTGAATTTGAAGCTGGTGCGTTCCCTCAGAATGAAGACAACACGAACTGTCCTCCGAGCGGTACAAACATTGTCGCTCAGAACATGGGCATTTCAAAATCCGCAATCGATGGCAACCTTCAGATTACGGCTTCACAAGCTGATGCTACTCCCCTGATTCTTCAAGGGTATGCGGGACAGACGGCAGACCTACTTCTTCTAAAAGATTCTGACGATAATGAGAAGTTCAAGGTAAGCAACCTTGGAGCTGTAGACATAAGCAGCACCCTAGTTGTTAATCAGGATGCTGACCAAGGGGTTGACGCAGACGCTGCTACACACATCAACGCAGCAGCAGCTGACAAAACTGGATTAACTATCCGGGGCTTTGTTGACCAAACAGATAACCTTCAAGAGTGGCAGGATAATACTGGAGCTGTCAAAGCTGATGTAACCTCTGCTGGAGCAGGAAGGTTTTTAGCACTTAGGACTACCGGGGAACACTCTCATGCAATAGTTCCAGCTATTGTTACAGGAGCTTCATCACAATCCGTAAATCTACAGGACTGGAAGACCAACGCAGACGCTGTATTAGCTTCTGTGGATAAAGACGGCGGTCTAAAGCTACTCTCCACAGACGGGGCTGCTTTCCCCGTCCAGATTGTCAAGGATGGAACCAGTAACAAGCTGTTTATAAAAGCTAGTACTGGGCAAGTCTCCGACAATGTAAACTTAGCTGAGTTTGTGACTTCCGGAGATGCTGTTAAATTCGCTTTAGATGAAACTGCGACTCCCTCGGCCACACTCCTCCGCATTGGCGGCGGGTATGCGGGAACCGAAGACCAAAGTACCTATGTCCAGCTCCGTGTAGACGGAGGTTCTGGTCAAGCTGCCTCCACCCCCGTCCTTCAAGTAAGAGATGCGGCTGATGCTGAATGTTTCGCAGTAAACCCAGACAAGAGTGTGGATGTTGCCGGGGACTTGGCTGTTACTGGGGGATTAACGGTTACTGGAGCAATCGCTTCCACCGGAGCCCCCTTCTTAGGTGCAAAACTCCTTTCTGGGGGGATATTACACGCTTCGGGAAGTGGCAACGCTTTCAGGACGCTAACACATGACTTCGGGTGTACGAGTGCGGAGAAGGGTGCTGGCGATACCTCCTCAAAAATCACCCTCGACCATACATTATATCTCGGTGATAGTACCTACATGGGAACCGCTGGGGTACGGTCTGATTATGACGGCACAGGAGTTACTGAAATGGCAAATCTCTCAGCTAATAATGATGGTACTCCTATGTTCCAGATTTTTGCACGGACCATTGCCTATGACCAAGGCACGGCAAGCATGGGTACTAGCATAAGCTCGGTGGTCTATAACCCTTCGGGTAATGAAATCTCCTTCTACCTCACTCATACTGATGAGGACTCTTGGGATAACAACGATAGGCTTGCTTTTTGGGTTTATGGCATGCCACAAGATGATTTCAAGTATCTACCAGACCTTGTTACATTGAATCCCGCATAAGCAATGACTGAACTCCAAGAAGAAATCATCGAGGGCGACTTCAAAGAGAAGTGTGCCGTTGTAGTTCCCGTGGGTTCCGTCATCGCCTATGCAGGAGCTGCCGCTCCCGATGGTTGGGCGTTGTGCTATGGACAAGCCGTATCCAGAACAACTTATGCGAAGCTGTTCACGGTCCTGGGAACAACCTATGGAGTTGGAGATGGGTCCACGACATTCAATGTTCCTGACCTAAGAGGTCGCCGCCCATTCGGAAAAGATGACATGGGAGGCAGCGGAACAAGTCAAAGAGAAATCACCACGGCAACGATGGGGAACGCCTCTCTTACGGACCCAGCTTCCACGACCCTTGGGGACAATGAAGGAGCTTCGATGACTTTGAGTTTCATTATCAAAATCAAAATCACTTTGCCGGACCTGTCCATCTCTTATCCGGCCATGCCGTAATATGGCCGATGGCTGTAGAAGACAAAGAGATTCTGCTGGCTCTGGGAAGGCTGGAGGGAAAGGTGGATGCTCTAATGTCCCAACAGAAGACCACGAGAGTGGACCTGGAGCAACACGATTCCCGTCTGAGGATTCTGGAGAACTCCAAGTCTGTTCTTGTCGGGAGCTGCGTAGTCATCGCAGCACTAATCTCCTACGTAGTCACAATCCTTGCTGAAGCTTAAGCTAACTTTATTGGCCCTTCTCGGAACGAGCTGCTCAATGCTTAGTTCCGCAACAGGAGCTGCGGGTGGAGCGGCACTTGGTTCCCTAGCGGGTCCCGGTGGAGCGGCACTAGGTGGTGCTGCGGGTTCCCTTGGCGGGACCGTTATCGCTGAATCCTTTGAGAAGCCAGCCGTGACTCCCATGGTCCTCCCCTCCGGAGAAATCATCATGCCTCAACCGGAGACTGGATGGGGACTTCTCGGGAAGCTGGTGGATGCTTTCCCCATGCTCATATTCTGGGGAGTGCTTATTTGGATACTGAGCTTGTTCGCCCCATCCCCCCTGGACTGGCTCAAGCGTCGAATAAAGCTTCGTAAGCAGAGCTGAAAGCTACACCCCAAATTGGTCCATGTGGAGACTCGTCCGGACACTCATCCCACACCAGAGCATGACCCCACTCGTGAACCAAAATCAACAACGCATAATCGTCGGGGATACTGCCATTGATGCGTAGAAGAAACCTGTCGGGGCATTCCAATATCTCACAAGACCCCCATCCCTCCATGTTCTTCGGTCTAGTTATCCTGTGGGGTAACGGGAGAGGGACCCTTTCTGATAAGATTCGAGCCGCTTCTTTGAAACGGGAAGTGTAAATAACCATGTCTGTATCTGAAGAACTACTTGAAAAACTCCATCAGCTTACTGCTGAAGAACTTATAAATCGAATTGTGTCCGGCGAAGCAACTGCCGGGGAACTTGGTGTAGCTGTTAGATTTCTAAAAGATAACGGTATCGATGTCAGCGAGAAAGCAGAAAGTCCGTTGTACGAACTCGCCCATGTCGTGCCTTTTCAACCTGAAGTAGATGACCAAGCGGAAGCCTGTTAGAGTTCCGAAGGAACTCCACGATTTCCGGAACTTCGTTTATCTAGTATGGGAGTATCTTGGGCTACCGGAACCTACTCCGGTTCAGTACGACATCTCGGAGTACCTACAAGGTGGTCCCCGCAGACGGACCATCTGTGCTTTCCGAGGCGTAGGCAAGAGCTTCCTGACAAGTGCTTATGCTGTCTGGCAGCTGCTGCTAGACCCTCAGAAGAAGATTCTGGTCGTTAGTGCCTCCAAGTCACGGGCCGACGATTTCTCGACATTCACTCAGAGGTTGATTTGGGAGATGCCCATTCTCCAACATCTCAAACCCAAAGAGTCCCAAAGAACTAGCAAGCTTGCCTTTGATGTCGGTCCAGCGACAGCAGCTCACGCCCCCTCCGTAAAGTCAGTCGGCATCACCGGGCAACTCACCGGGTCTCGTGCCGACCTCATCGTGGCAGACGATGTTGAATCGCTGAACAACTCAGCAACGCAAGGTATGCGTGACAAGCTTGGAGAGCTTGTAAAGGAGTTTGAAGCCATCATCAAACCCGGTGGAGAGATTGTCTTTCTAGGAACGCCACAGACGGACGCTGGGAGCCTCTATCACAATCTGCCGGATAGGGGTTATACAACCAGGATATGGCCCGCTAGATACCCTAAAAAGGCTCTGAGGAGACGCTATGGAGACCAGCTCGCTCCCAAGCTCGTAGAGGAGATGACAGAGGACATTGAGGTAGTGGGGAAACCCACGGACCCCAAGAGATTCAATCACTTTGAATTGGAGGAACGGGAAGCTAGTTATGGCCGTTCAGGGTTCGCTCTACAGTTCATGCTTGACCCGAGTCTGGAAGATGACTCCAGGTATCCCCTCAAGCTCAAGGATTTGATTGTCTTCGATATAGACCCGGAGAAAGCTCCAGAGAAGCTGATATGGACGGGGGATATCGAGTATGTCGCCAAGGACCTGCCCAATGTGGGGTTCGCTGGAGACCATTACCACAAGCCAATGGCAATCGACGGGGACTGGCTGGAATACGCCGGGTCAGTTATGGCGATTGACCCGTCTGGTAGAGGAACGGACGAAACCGCCTACGCCATTGTTAAAATTCTGAACAGCTTCATGTATGTTCAGGAATGCCGAGGTATCTCTGGTGGATACGGCCAGAATGTTCTCGAAGAACTCACAAACAAAGCCAAGGCTCACAAGGTAAATCTTATCCTCATAGAATCTAATTTTGGGGACGGGATGTTTCTTGAGCTTCTCAAGCCGTATCTCCGGAAAATCTATCCCGTCACAACAGAGGAGGTCCGTCACAACATCCAAAAGGAGAAGCGAATCATTGACACCCTTGAGCCAGTAATGAATCAGCATAAGCTTGTTGTCTCACCCACATTAATCAATCATGACTACGAGTCTACCCATTCAATGTCACCCGAGAAACAGAACCAATATCGCTTATTCCATCAGATGACTCGGTTGTCCCGAGATAGGGGTTCATTGGTCCACGATGACAGGTTGGATGTCCTGTCGATGGCTGTGGGGTACTGGGTAATGGCTGCAGGTCTCTCTGCGGAGGAGCAGATGAAATACCGCAAAGATTCCCTGTTGGAGGTAGAACTTGATAAAATTATTCACGGCAATCAGCCCCTTTATGGGGATTCGGTTTCACCCCCTATCGACACTTGGATGTAATGGACTCAACCCGACTTAGTAATGTTCTTGGAATCCCTAATACGGATAAGGTCTTCACGGATACTTTCCAAGCGACAGAACCGAACAGCAACGAAGATGACTACAACAATGTAGGCATGGCAATCCTTCATGGGCTACTACAGCTCGGTCTGCCTCTGGACAAAGCTCTGGAGGTCGCCTTGGCTAGTCAGCAACATGATGACCAATTTGAAGGTAATGCTCCTTTATCGGCGGGAAGTCTTGCTATCCCAGCTCCTGCTGACCCGGAATCTCTACCCTAAATAGGGTCAGAGAACGACGGTCATAAATCATTGTCTTCCAATGACTTATGAATACATTGTGTATAGAAGAAGAAGTAGACCCTTCTTAAGAATCTTATAAGTCTATTAGGGACTTATTAGTCTAGAATTAAGACAATAAAAAGAATAAAAGATTAAGACTAGGAAGGGACTACTTAGACTATGTTGACTTATTAGTCTTATTAATCTCCTAGAGATATCGTTAGTCGAGGCCCTTTCGAGGGAAGGGGGGGTCCAAGCTTAGTGGCTGGGTTTGGACTCTCTCTATTCTTAGAACATTCTGACTGGTATCCCTGCTTTCTCTAGCAGAGCAATGCCATTCTTCTCGTAACTCTCAGCGTAATAGACTGCGGAGATACCTGCCTGGATGATTAGCTTGGCACATTGCGTACAGGGAGCCAAAGTGATGTACATAGTGCTGTCCAGGGAGCTTTGAGTGCCTTTGGAGAGCTTCGCAATGGCATTAAGCTCTGCGTGAAGTACCTCATCCTTTGTCTCTCCACTCTCATCTTCACAGGTATTGTCGAATCCTGCGGGGGTTCCGTTGAACCCATCGCTGATTATGGTGGAATCTTTGACTATGAGGCATCCAACCTGTTTGCGTTTGGCCCTTGAAAGCCCTGCCCAAACCTTTGCCATAGCCATGTAGGTCCTGATTATGTTGTTTTGTCGTATGTAATCGGTCATTTCAGGACTGTAGCAAGGCCCTAATGGTTTTTGGGACAAAAATCCGAGTAGCTTATTATATACGCTGCGGGTCTGCTTCCCCCCATGCCTACCTGCTTGGGGGCAAGGGAGGGGGAATTCAGCCTCGATTCTCCTCTTCCGCCACACTATTAGGCACAAGCAGCCCACGCTCTCCCTCCAATCGGCAGCTGTGTCCATTCCACGGCACTTCCCGTCGGACTGCCAATCCGATTCCATGCCCTGGAATGCAGCCTCATGGCTCCTCTTCGCTGCCTGTCTTCTTGCTTTCTTGGCCGTTTCTTGGAAAAACTTTGGACCCTAAGCTGCAGCCTGGCAGGCACTTACACGCACCCGGAAAAGTTCTCGAAAAAAGGGGGTTGACATCGGATGCGGGGAGCCGACAATAACTGACATGACACTAGCTCGCATCATCGCACTCATCGGGGTAGCCCTGTACTGCCTCGCCACATGGAAAGGTTACGACCTTCCGAAGTTCATCTTCGGCTCCAAAAACTAGGCCCACAGGCCACTAAAAACAGCCATGACTCAACTCACTTTTGACTTCCACTACGCAGCCCTTCTGGAGGCCGTCACAGCCTCCGCACAGCCCCTGCAGCTCAAGCCTGTGGAGACCGTGGAGACCGTCTACCCCACCTGCGAAAACTGCCATTGCAGCCCCTGTGAAGAACCTGCTTCCGCCCTTAACTAACCCGGTCCTACGACCACCAAAAACAGCCATGACTCAGAAAGCCAAAAAGACCGCCTACCAGCGGATTACCCACCAGCTCATAACGAGCATTAAGACCACGGGCAAGCTGCCCTGGAAGAAGTCCTGGAAGGATGTGATTGCCAATCCTACTTCGACCTCCACAGGCAAGCCCTACCAAGGCTTCAACGCTCTGTGGCTCCACTTCCACGCCATGACCCAAGGCTACTCCAGCCCCTTCTTCGGGACCTTCAACAGCCTGAAGAAGAACGGCGGAATCGTCCGGAAAGGCGAGAAGGGAACCCTAGTTTCCTTCTGGAA